ACTAAAAGTTTCGTTAAACGAGTTGATAAAAGCTTTAAAAAATACAGAATTGCCACTTGGCACGTGCATGAAGCTAACCGTAAAGCCTTGGTTCGCCATGGCATCTGAGCCATCGACATAATATAGCTGATTTACAACAGAACTAAGCGCCGCTGTTTCGGCGGCTCTTTGGGCGGCTCGGGGCCCGCCAGGATCGTCTGTATAAATTTCTGCAACCTCTTCGCCGGCACGTTTCGCACTTTCTTCTATGCGGCCAGCGTCTCTTCTAGTCGGCTTAGCGAGTTGTCCTAATTTAAATGCGTTAAAAAATTTGTCTGCCATAATCGTTTATTCCTATTCTAGCGCTTGAGCCGCTCTAATGCTAAATTCACCTTGCTCGTTCCGTACGAGATCGACCACCTTGTCTTCAAACATATCGTTATTGAACTTAATTAGTATCTCGCCAATTCTGCCTTGGTTTCTGCCCGGCGATGCGGGCGTAAAGGCGGGGATCTGGGCATATGCCATTTGTGTATTGGGCACCCCAACGTCTACATTTATTTTTCCTAGTGACATAGCAACGCCTGATAGTTTTACGCCATCTATGTCGTTGATTGCATTTTTAATCCCCACAAACGATGCTTGGACGCGTTCAGCCTCTTCTGCCGTTACATCGCCCATAGCAGACATAATTTCAGACAGCCCTTTCAATGTGTGCATACCAGCAAACGACAACGGATTGGCCAGCGTGGCCAGCGATGCAGCAATCAATGTGATCGATTCAGCCACAGCAGCCAATCCTCCAGCAAAGCCATATAGCCCTCCATCAATAAGCGATATCTTGCTAAAACCTTCTGCCATCTTTCCGATTCCTTCTGCGGCAAGGTAAACACCGCCACCGATAAGCAACACTGCTGCGCCAAAGGCTATCATGCCGGCTATAGCCACCTCTAGGGCACCAGTAGCGGCTAATAGTACCATAGTGCCCACCATCAAAGCCATTGCACCAGTCAAAGCATTCAATGAGACAACAAAAGCGAATAATTGCGCGCCATTTAGCTCTTTTAGAGATTCAGCCATCTTCGCCACACCGGTGGCAGCGAGACCAATACCAGCACCAATACCTACGGCTGCTATACCAAGGCCGATTAAGGTGGGAAGGAGCGCCTTGGCGCCTTTTGAAGCACCCTTCATTGCATTGCCATATTTCTTTTGGGCTGCATTTAGAGCCTTAAGAGAGGCAGCTAACTCAAGGTTTGCAGCGGCTTGTGCTTTTTTTGCGCCTGTTATGGATGCAGCTTGTGTTAATTCGGTTCCCCCTCTTGCTATAGAAGCTAACTGTATACCTTGATAAGCGGCGACGACGAGAGATATACCTTTATAAGCTATAACGGCGAGCCCGATGACGCCGGCAATCTCCTTGAAGTATTTTGCTACAAACTTTAAGGCCGGAATAAGTTCTAAGAAGATCTCAGCATTTTCAAGGAATGCTGCATTTAGTTCTTCTTGAATAGTCATAAGATCGGCTGCGCGCTGCTTTTGCTCAACAAGTTCCTTGGCAGTCGCGTTTGTCGCACCACCAAGCGTATCCATATTACCGGACATCATTAGCGCCAAATCACCAACATCAGAAAGCCCCAGCGCATTGGTGTAGAACTGCTTCTGATAGTATGACATGTCATCGAACGTGAGGCCGGTGCTCATTATGGCATCGCGAATCATCTCAAAACGCTCTGCCGGATCTGTTGCCATCATTAGATCCATAGCGTTGACAAAGTTTCCGCCCAATGCGGCGTTAAGTTGACCGGCTTGTTCTGCGGCGCCTTCGAAGGTATCAAACTTGTTGGTAATTGCTAGAACTTTCTCCAACTCCATACCGGTGATCTTGGAGATTCTCGCCAAATCCTTGAATGCCTTGCCGGCTTGATTGCCAAATTTGGCAAACTGTGGACCCATTGAGGCAAACTGTGATGCAAGTTGTGCCGGCGGTACGCCTAATGCTTCTGCTGTTGCTGCTAATTCTCTTTGATAGGTCTCTGCTTGCCCAGCGGTCATACCCATCATCTTGGACGCATTCTGCATGCCTTTTGCAAAGTCACCCTGAGCAATTCCGTATGCTCTTTCCATTGTTATGGCTGTGTCTGCAATTGCTTCGCGCTGCTTTTCTGCTAGCATCGTAAAATCAGTGAAACCAGTTGCCAATTCGCCATAAGCCTTGGTAACATCCTCGATAGACGCACCAAGTTCGTTCGTTTCTTTGTATAGATCCTTAATCTGATCTTGGTAGACTTCTCCTAAAGCATATTGTTTTTCAAATGATGTTGTTGCCCCATCATATGCCTTTAAAAGACCGTCAATCGAACTTATTTGTGTGTTTATCATTGATGTGGCGGCTGAATCAGCCATTCTATTTAATCCGCCGGCCATGGCCGTGATGCCGGCGGCGCCGCTCTTGGATGCTAAGGCTAGTTTAAGGGTTTGATCGGTAATCTTTTTCTGAAAATCGCTACTAAGTTCTGCTTCCTTGTTTATTTCTTGTTGGGCTTTTAATATTTTTTCGCTTTGTGCTATTTGCTCTTTCTTTTGTTTGATCTGCGCGCTTAATAAGTCGCGGTTTCCCTCTCCTGCTTCGTATTGCTTCTTTAAGAGTCCTAATTCCTTTTCATGAAGGACTAATATATTCTCTTGCTTTAATATGCTGGCGTCAAGGCCACCGCTTATCTGGCCCAAGCCTTCAACAATCTTTTTCTGAGCCTCAATCTCTTCGTTCAATTGTTCCGTGGTCTTTACAAGGCTGTCTAGTATCTGTTGGTTTATCTTGAGCTTAAGTTTATCATATTCTTCGCCGGCAGCTTTCTGCTTGTTTAATTTTTCAGTTTCTTCTCTTATTTTTGCTATTTGTTCTGGGGTATAATCAGCCACAATGAGCCCTCGCAAAGTTTACTTAGATAATTAGTTGATAACAAAAAAAGACAAGGATCTATGATCCTTGCCTCTTGAGCCTTTCGGATAGTTCTGCCGGCATTCTAGGCGAGTTGTGCTGTGTCAACTCTTGGGAGCCTTTTCTACCTTTCGATGCCTTCTCCATTGCTTCTTTTTCTGTTTCTAGTTGCTTTATTAGCCTCTTAACAAACCAAAGTCGAAGACCAATTGGGAGATTATAAGCTTCTGAGAATGACCAACCGCCTGAATATTTTAAAAAGAAGAACTGCTCATAGACGTTCTCCATATATTCATCGGTCAGGCCAAAAAAAGTCCGCTGAGAGCGGTACCTCCATGTCCTGTTCGTGGCCACATTCACCGCATTGAAAGACCTGGGTTAGATCTATGTTTGGGGCGACTTCTCTATAACAAACTCTTAAATGTCGTGCATCAAGAGAAGGAATATTCTCAATCAAATAGTTTAACGCCTGAATTGACTCATCACCGTTAACTGATACAACCATATTCCGTATTTGCGTGGTGATTGCCTGTTCGGGGCGTTTTCTCTTGCGAGCATTTTCTAGCTGAGAAACAAGGTTCTTTTCATCTGCACCGTTAAGAAGCCTAAATGCGACTTGCACGCGAGTTTTTGGCAAAGTCGTGGTAAACGTACCATCTTCGTTGTCAACAACCCCAAGCACATCTGGGATCTCGCCGTTGTGGACATTAGCGTCATGCAAATCAATACCATACTCTTGCGTGGCGCCGCATGAAGGGCAGTTAACATTTGTGTTGTAATCGCTTCCATAGCCTGATATGCGCGCAGCAATAATAACCGCATTGCGGTCACCAACAAGCATTGAATCTGGATTTATTCTCTTATCCATGATTAAACTTTGAATTACCCTTTCGATAGCGACACCATTCTTAAGAAGCGTTCTGGACGTTAGCATATCCTCTTCTTTTGCGGTCATTTGCTTTATTTCAATCGTTGTTTGACCGTACAGTGGGTGTGTCTCAGGATAAAATCTTCCTCCCGATGGAAGTTCCACAAATTCGGTAGGAACCACAAACGAAAAGCCTGCGGTTTCCTGTTGTGCTTGTGGAGGGGTAGAATTATCTTGTGGGGTCGGGATCCCCATTCGATCTCTATTACGTGACAATATACACCTCTTTTTTTATTATTGTATCACAAGATTTTTAAACTGTAAAGAATTCTCGTCCACCACCGACGGTTGCAGCAGATGTACCAGCAGTTTCGACCTTAGCCCAATCGTATCTAAGTGTAACAGAAAGCTCAGTTAAATCGTCGTTTCCGTACTCAAGTGAATCACCGTACTTAACTTCGGTAACAAATGAGTTCCACAGGGTCCAAGTCTCTAGCGGGTTGCCATCAGAGTCTAGCTGTGTAATGATAACTGTGCCGAGAGCGGCTGCAGACTTAGCCTTAGAAATGCTAGTTAAAGTTTCGGAATCAGTGGGGGGAGTGTACCCAGAACCCTGAACAATAGCAGAAAGTGTTGCTGTTAGATCGGGATCGACAGGATCGACCATGGTAACGGTAATTTCGTTCCATGTAACGTTACCTGGATAATAAAAAGTATGATTTAAATACTTGTGCTCTGCAGCGTTAATTGCGAATGAAGGCTTAGTTGCAGACTTCGCATACCAAAGCTTGGCTCCTCCTTGTGCAGCTTGAATTCCTTGAAACTCTACAGAAAATCTAAAGTTTCTTTTTGGATCGTTTAGAGAGGAATTCTCTCCGAAATTTTCAGACCAGAATGGCATGTTTTGGGTACTCCTGTTAATCTATTTTAATTAGTGGCGCCGGGGAAAAACCCCGGCATTTTTATTAGTCATCAAATGATGCGCCGGTAGAAGCAACCACGAAGTCAATCGCAATGTACTCGATAGCGCGAGCGGGCTTAACCATAATCTTTGCATACATAATGTTCTGGTCAATTAGGTCAGCAGTGGTTGTTGTTTCGTCAAGAATTAGACGATAATCTGTAATACCAAACTGAACCTTGACGTTCGCAAGGAATGGTTCCACAAGTGACTTGAAGCGGTTCCAAGTCGATTGTACATTCTGTTCGAATAGCACCTGGGTTGAAAGAACGGAAATCTGCTTCTTGAGGTAAATAACCAATCTTCTAACGTTGATTCTATCAAGTGCGGACTGGCGCTCTTGTAGAGTCTTCTGGCCAAAGGCGACGATTCCACTGGAGGGGAATGAGGCAATTGGGTTGATCTTTGACTCGTATAGCTTGTCTCTTTCCTTGGAAGTTAGTCTCTCGGTTACATTTGTAATCGGGATACCAGCAGCGCCGTCGGAAAGTCCACCACGGTTGAAGCCGGCAGGCGCAAACCATAGGTGGGAAGCAGCCTGTGAGCTAGCTAGAACACCGAGCATAGCGACAGAAGGCGGAATCCACAAGAGGCGACCGGTTGACTCATCGCGAGTCTGGACCCATGGGTAGAAGGTCGCACCGTATGATGAATCAATTCTTCTATCCTTGAGAGCCTGGGCGACAGTATCGACACCAGAACCGAGTCTTGCAGAAGCCGATGATTGGTACTGCTCATGTGACGGGGTGTATACATCTGACAAGTCGATAAGAGCCATGGCATCGGCGCGCTCTTCACAAACATTAATCATGTGTGTTGTGAGCGGGTCATTTGTTAGGCCAGGAACCAATAGCAAGTTCATGTCGAGTGACTCAGGATCGGCTATTGTGTCAATTGCTCTCTTTACAGTGTAGTAAGCGGAGTTGCCGTTTTCGGTTCCGCCTGAGAGACCCTGGTTGTAGAACGGATCTGGCTTAAGGACATCAAGGCCATCAAATCCGCCGTAGAAGGGAGCAGTGAATCTGTCGTATCCCGCATCTAGCAGTGTCTTGTAAGTGCCGCCGGCTGTTACTGAAGTACCGGCTGCGAATGAGCCTGACTCGTAAGAGTATGCGCTACCTACGAGTTTCACGTTGTCGAGTGTGAATACTTCGGCGTTAGTGGTGCCTGCGGGTGGTGATGAAGTGTGATCTACGCTCTGCAAGAATCTTGCATCGAGCATTCCGTGCACATCGCCCACACTTAAATCAGCGCGGGTCGAAGCTGCTGTGCGAGTGTTAGACATACCAAAGTAGGCATTTCTAGCGTCAGCCAAGCCGCCATCTGAGGCGCTAACACGCAGTCTTGCGTCTGGGAATGTAAGTGTTCCAGAAACCGCCACAGAGCCGGAACATGTTAGTGGGCCGGCGGCATCCACACTTAATAATCCACTATTCCAATGAATCATTGAATTAGAGGGAATTTCACTCGGAGTTGTGATGACCACTGAACTGTAGCGGGGGGCGCCAAAGTAGCCGAATGGTAGAGATAGATGACTAGTCATGGCACCTTCTCTTACTGCCTCATCCAAATCAACATAAACATATTTTGACTGGTTAGGGTAATCACCGTATGTCTTTAGTCTTCTCTGGGTTGAATCCCACTCAGAGTATTGGTCACCGATCTTTCTTCCAATGAAATTTGGAGAAGCCGGGTCTAGAGTACAGTTATCGAATCTTTCTAGAATCTCGACACGGTTGTCTGTATCGTTAAGTCTGCGAAGTACAACCGAGAATGTACCATAATCGGTTGTTGTGGTAGTAGAGGCGCGAATCTTTTCAATTGAAACTTTAACGTTCTTGTGTAGCCACTCTCCGTGGCCGCGACCGATAAGTCTGAATAGCTTGGGCTGACTAGAAGGGTCGAATCCAGAGGTGACACCTTCTAGATCCTGACTAATAAACCAGCCGGCCTTAGCCTCTTGTCTCGCTACTCTCTTGCTGTGAGGGCCTGTCGTTGCGGAAGAACTAAGTGCCAAAGGAAGAATAACGGCGCGCTTGACGCCGGTTTCTAGACTTGCATCTCTAACTTCTTGTTCATATGATTCGCCAAGCCAGTATGGGGTGTAAGAAGCACTAGGGTAAAACTCACCTTGACCAGTCGCCAACTGTGGGTTGGTGTTAAAGACTTTGCGGACGAAAGTGTCTGCACTATCATCGAAACCAAATTTAATCTTCTTGTTCCAAGAACCAACTGAGCTAGTAACAACGGCTGTGATGAGACCATCTGAGCCGACCTCAAATACTTTACCAACACCTTGGGCGAGGCGCGCCGAACCAGAGCCGACTAAAGTTCCCGATAACTGAATTGAAGCGGACTTGTTAACATACCATGTTGCAGCTAATCGCCCGGTACCGATATCGTCAGCATCGTAAGAAGCGCTTGTAAACAGGAATAGTCCATATGCGCCACCGTTGGTGTTTAAGGCTGTGCTGGCATCATGGACTGTCTCCCAGCCGGCAGAACCGGCTGCGGTTGCGTCGGCCGACTGCTCGCCCAATAGTCTAATGTAAGTTAAAGGAGCAACGTTTGAAGCCAAAAATGCCTTTGCAGCATAAGTTCCGTACATTGGGGACTGGTAGTTTCCATCTCTGGATACATCACCGCCACCACCACCGGGCACAGTATCACCGAAAACTTCAACGAATTCTGAGTATGACTGCACCTTGATAGGCTGCATTGCTAGTCCGCGAGTCGCACGACCAACTACTACTGGTCCGATCTCGTCGGCTGATCTCGGTATGAAAGAATTATCAATCTCATTGATAAAGACCCCCGGAGATACAAATTTAAAACTTTTTACTGACATATTTGGCTTCCCTCGTTATAAAATGGTATTAATTGATGCCTCAATCATACTTTAAATAGTATTTTGGTTCCCAAAAGGATATCAGGATATCAATAAAAGCGCCGTTTTAGTTCCTGAAGTTATTTATCGTCTTCAAATAACGTCAGGTTGCCGGTTGGTACTGTACTTTCTTGCGGGAATTGATACTCCACGGTGTTTTCGTCAACTCTCACAATTGGCCGATCGTCGTTAATGCCTTCACCAATCAAATACCCAAGAACTCTAATGCTTATTTCTGTGTTAAACATACGTGAGTCTTCGTTTAGCGTTGATACGTTGTTAGTATGCGCAAAGTTTTGATCAATAAACACTTCGTAATTGTGTCCATTTCTTTTTAACGACAGGGCATTGATCTGTCCTGTTCTCGTAATAAACGGAGCGACTAAATCATTCATTTGCTGCTGATATTCAGTGACAATCTTAATTTTGTATTCAGCATTTACGTATACCGGGATCGGGATCGATAAGGTCTTTATTACTATTTTGTGGTTCTTTCTCGGGTAATATAGCTGATCTTTTCCTGAAGTGTTGTTCCTTGTATTGGCTACCGCTGCAAAGTTTCTTGTCTTGTCCTGCACTATCTTTTTAGCAATTACGAAGCGGCCGGCTCTGCCGTTCTTGTCCGTAGAGTAATAATGAGCCTGGAATGACCCTTTACGTTCTGGATCTTTTACAATTCCTGTTCTCTCTATGCTTATAAGGGGCAGCTTAAGCGCGCTGTTGTCGTCACGAAGATCAACCTTGTTCTTTATTTGGTATGCTCTTTCTGGAGCCTGCCACAAGACTGGTATCTTACGACGGCCCTCGTTAGTGATGCAATAAAGATCCAAATCCTTCTTAAGCCACGAAGTCAAAGCATAGTCAATATCTTCGATAGTCGAAGCAAACATGCCCATCTCTTGAAGCGTAAACGTGCTTGAGCCCGGCGGCAGCATTGCAAAATCAAAATTATCAGGTAGCATCAAATAGTCCTTGTCTGGAGCGCTTGCATGTAGCCACAATCTCAAATTCTTGATCTTTTTGGCCAAATAGCAGTCTGGGCTCTGATAGTTTAACTATCTCATAGTAATTATCATTGTATAAAACAAAATCACCCTCGCGGACATATATGTTCTGATCTTCTTCGATTCTTCTGCGATGAAAATGCACATTAATCTCCCATGTCTTATCGACACCGAAGCCTTCCATGTAATCGGTAGCAAAGGTTGTGTACTCGACCAGCGCATAAACACGCACAGGTGGAAGATATGTCTTCTCTATTGCTTCCCCGTATAAATCGTGAAAATTGGTTGTCTCCATATCAATAGAATAGTATAATATCTGCTGGCCGATGACCTTCTCAATAAGTTCATCGTTAACCTGCTTTACTAGATCTCTTTCTTTTTTACCTAGAAACAGTGGTGGGGGTGGTGCGTCTGGCCTCTTCCATTCATCTGACATTCATTGTTACCCCACAAAAATTGGCAATGGAGAAATTTTAAGCACATTTGACGCAGCCTCTGATATCTCTTGATCCTGTTTGGCAAGTGCTGGGTACTCCACTTCTTTAAGCATTTCTCTTAGTTTTTCTTTTAATTCTTGCTGCTCTTCTTTAGCTTGCGATAAAAGCTCAGAATGGTTTAGTGTTACGCTTTCACCCGGAATAGGCATCGTAGTAAACTTACCACGAATCTGACCTAGCATCTCCTTACACAGTGCCAAGCAATATTTTCTAATCCACTGCTTGCCCATTGAGTTGATGTTTTCGTATGGGAGATTATCAAATGGCACCGTGTTCAAGTTGTTGACTCCCTCAACACCGCTATTATAAGAACCTGTAGCAAACGGCTCTAAATCAACTTGGAATCTAAACCATATTCTATCTGTTAGGCCCTCCATACCAAAATCGCTGGGTGTCGGGTAAAGCCTCAACTTGTTGTCTATTAAATCGTATGAATAGTGCGATGTTCTTGTATAAATTGAGTCTTCATACATGATCGCCTGCATCTTATTCTGCCATGTCGGAATAATCTCAAACGTTGAATCGTCTGCAAACTGACCGTATGTTGAATAGTTACCTACAACACCAATTCCGCCGTAATAGCCATAAAACCTCCACATTGCACGTGGAGATTTGTAGTAAACCTGTGTAATTAAAACCCTGTTATCGCCTACTTTGCCGGCATAATCCACAGCGTTACCTCCGTCGTCAACTCCTGATGTGGACGCGTCTTGGATAATGGCCTGTAAGTTGTACACTTGCTGATTTTTGACCGGGGCGAATGATGCTGAGTAAATAGGTATAGTGCCGCCGAAACCTGCGGCGCTAGCGGCTCCGTCACCGACGCGACGAGAATAACCAAGCGAGAACCTAGGGTATTTTAGGTTTGAACCTGACGGGCCTGCTGTTAATTCGCCTTTGTGGTCAAATGTGCCCGTTGCTTGCCCTAAAATGGATGATAAGACGTTCTTGCCTTGGTGCAAGTTTACTATGTAAGAATACTCTAGTACTGCTTCTTCATAGGCAGCATATACATTGGAATTTGTCAATTCAATATCAACGACATCGCCGCCTAGTTTCTTATAAACGTAAGCAACCTGTGCAGACGCTCCGCTAATGAACTCTTCGGAGCTTGTATAAATTCCGAATGGAAGGGAAGACGTTACATCCGAAGTGCTACCGGTTGATGTTAAGACGATAGCGCTAGTAGTGCTACTGGGTTCCAAATTGGTTGGCATGTATTGCACCTCCTACTAACTAAGTAGTAATTAGACAAACAAAACCCCCGACGCATCGGGGGCTTAAATCAGAAATGATCAATATTTAGTCTCCTTTGGAGGCGGCCTTTTTTCTTGAACTTGATTTTTTAACAGATTTTTTAACGCGAGGCTCAGGCGCAGCCTTTTCCACCACTGGTTCTTCTACAACAACCGGGTCAAGTGCCTTTTCAACTTTAACTTCAGCGCTAACTTCCTCGGCGGCGGCTGGCGCGCTGGCTTGGGCGCGCTTCTCTAAAAGCCAAAGCTTTTTCCATTTTTTACCCATAACAATCTCCTATATTATTTGGTATGTTTACTCTAAATAGTTAATTAAACAATAAAAGCCCCCCCTGGATTCAGGGAGGGCTTTTAAATTTGGCTAATCAGCTATTAAGCGCCAGATTCACCAAGTAGACCGCGCACGACAACTAGACCGTACATATCAGGACGAACCATCTGCTTGGCGTAGCGAGTCATCACGCCCTTACGGGGCACGAAGTCTTCGGGACCAAAGATGGTCGGTGTGGTCTGCAGTGGGACATATGGAGCGTATACGTATCCGCTTTCTAGGAAAGAGGAGCCGCGACGACCAACGAGGATCACGTTGCGTAGGAAGTATGGGTCAACAATGACATCAAACTTCTTGCTTAGTGAGCCAACTGCAACAGCACCGATTGAACCTGTCTCTGCGTCAGCAGTGACGTTCGCACGGAATCCAGCGGTGAACTCAAGGATGTTGGCAATTTCGGGGCCACAGACCACAAAGTTGGCACCACCACGAAGAGTCTTACGGTGGATAGCAGCAGAAACGTCGTTGATTGTCTCAACGAGTGTCTCGTACCACTCACTGACAGTACCAGTGAAGTCGGGAGCCTTGGTGCTAGCACCAATCTCAGCGCCGGTAGAATCAACGAAGAGTCCGGGGGCGCGTGACCAGTAGCGTGTCTCAGCAGTAGCACCGTTAACAAGGTCAGCAAGGATCTCACGGTCAATCTCAAGAGCAATCTGCTCGGAGAGAATTGAAGTAAGTTCGACCTCAGCATCCAAGTTGTGGTATGCGTTGAGATCCTGACCAAGCTCTGGGGTCCACTTGGCCTTGAGCTTCTTGGTCTGAGCGGTAACAGCGATACTGTCCACCTTGATGTCGATCTCGGGGATATCAGCGTTACCCTCAAGACCCCAAGTAGCAGCACCAACAACGGAGCCAGCAGCATTACCGGCGGTAATGTTGTCTTTCTGTGCGAAAGAAGCTGTTAGGCCGGTTGCCTCGGCAACGCCGCCGGTGTTAATGTCATCAGCGGTGGTACCAGAAGTGGCGACAACAGTAAAGATAAGCTCATCTGCAGAAACAAGGCCAGTGGCAACATCAGCAGCAGAAGCACGACGTGTCAAACGACGAACTAAGTTGGCAGCAGAGGTTAATGAGCCGCCGATACCGGACTGCTGTGTAATGGTGACATCATTGAGAACAATACCAGAGGTATTCTCAAAATCAATCTGGTTACCAGTATATCCGGCTTCAGCAACAGCAAAAACAGCTACAGCATAAGCAGTACCAGAGCCACTTAAAGCTAAGAGATCTGGATCATACTGAATAAGCTTTTTCTGCGCTGCAGATGCACTATCAAGGTCAAAAGCCTGAAGATCGTAGTTAGCTAGCGCGACCTCAACCGTGCCTGTTGGAGAACCATAGGCATAACCGCGAGCACCAGCTGTGCGAGGACCACCGAAGCCAACACCGTCAGCGTTAACAAGATCAACACCACCGGTGATCTGGGAACCAACCTGATCTGTACCATAAATTGACTTATCGTAAACATTGCCCAGACGATCACCAGTCTGTGCAACACCATTTAGATCAGGTGAGAACACGAAATCTAGGAAGAAGATGAGTCCACTTGGGAGACTCATTGGCTGAACACTAACGAGATCGTTAGCAATCAAGCCTGCGAAAACACGACGAACGATTGGGAAAGCCACTGCGGCAAAACCCTCAACGTCACCAGCGCTCATGCTGGTGCTTTCGCGAAGTAGTTCCTTGGCCTGATTCTCTAGGAGACGAGCCATAGACTGCTTCTTACGGTCACTATCAAGTCCTTCTAGAAGACCTGTGCGCTCCCACTTTGTTAACAAAGCGTGACCTTCGGCGCGCATATCACGATTGACAACACCTTCGGTCAATCTTTCAATAATACTAGCCATTTTTAAAATACCTCCTTATAAATATTGTATTACTTAATACCAGCTAGCCTCTTCATCCTTTCTTGTAAAGGATCAGAGGGTGCGCTCTCTTTACGAGTAGCGCGAATAACAGGTGCTCGTTTATTGCTGATAGCTTCGCTCAGTGTTTTTGGACTTTGCTTGGGCTTTGTCTCCACTGCGCTTTGAAGGGTTTCATAAATAACCTTCGCGTCTGTTACAGAACCAGCATTAGAAATAGCTTCGACAATCTTTTCTTTTTGTCGCTCATTCAAGGAGGGATTCCTAAGCACACGGTTCGTGTAGAGTAAGCGGCCGTTAGAAAGGTTCACATCTTGCAAACTCTCTCTTAGTTGTCCGACAGCTTCCTCGTAGTTAGAAAGTTTCTCAGTAAGTTGTTTATTCTCAAAAACTAACTCTTCCTGAGCTTTCTTTAAAGTCTCTAATTCTTCTGCCACGTCTGTACTACGACGACGGGCTAATTCTTTTTCCATTTGGAACTTCTGGTCATCGGCGGATCTTCCTGCCCAGCCGGCCAGTTCGGCGCCCATATCAACGGTAAGTTTCTCCATGATGGCATCAACAAGCGCATCAGTATCAAGATTTTCTTCGTACATGTAGGGGTTGTAGTCTCCGGGGAGTCCACCGCCTGTGGCGTTCAGGTACGCGATTTCCCGGCGTCGTTCTTCTTCTTCTTCGGCTCGGCGGCGCGCTTCCTGGTTTGCCAGTGCTTCTTTTTCTCTTTTTTCGGCGGCGGCGTGGCGAGCCAGTCTTTTGTCCCGCTCTGCCTTGCTCTCACCACCAAAGCCAAAGGCTGTCTTTAGTCTCTGCGCTAGGTTTGCTTCTTCCATACCCCGCATAGCGGCCTCGTCCTGATCGCTAGAGGACTCAGCTTTACTTTCACCCTCTTCGCCCTTGACATCATCTTCTTCTTCGATAATCTCCTCGTCGCTCTCAAGCATTGCGGCGAGGGCCTCTTCGGTGATTTCGATTTCTTCATCGTCTGCTTCTGAGAGTGGAGATTCTTCTGTGTCGTCTTCGTTCATTTCGGAGCTAAGTTCTGCAACTGCCTCTTGTAGAGCCTGCAAGTCGATGGTTACGGGAACTTCTTCGCCTTCTTCGTTCATATTATTGGGAATGTCGCCTTCTTCTTCAGACAGACCGTCGGTTGCAGCTAACGGGATGTTCTTGGCAACTGTCTCATCAGATCCAGCCTCTTCTCCCATTAAACCTTCATCCTGCTCAAGTAGCTGATCCACGGTATTCTTCACTTCTTGGGAATATTTTTCAATAATGGTGGCTTCCGCATTCTTAAGTGCCGAGTCTCTCAATGCTTTTGCATCAACAATAGCTTCTTTAAGCAAATTTGACATGTCTTATCTCCTAAAATGACAATTATTCAAAATAAATAGTATATCGCCCACCAAAACACCATTTTTTAAATCAGATGTTCGTGGACTTAGTGCGACTACTTTTTATGTGTCAAGACCGTAATGAGCTAGCAATTGGTATTGAACTTTTAGACCTGTTAGTGTCTGAGTATCTGTTGTGTTTTGATTGCCAAAGCCTATCATTAAAAACTGATCATTGTCAGACATAGCCGTGCCTGGGTTGACTGTACGGTTTTGGCCGGCTCTTGATGTTCTGTCAGAGGTGGCACTCTGCCCATGACTGCCATCCTGCCGGTCGCTGCGGTAGTTGATCACGCACGCAAGATAGCGAGCGTCAGTTACGCTCTCATTGTTAGTCGGTACCGCACCATAGTCGTTTCCGCCGACGGAGGCCGCTTCCCGCAACTGCGTCGAAGTATAGACACCACCGTCAGCCACAGGAGATGAATCGTTACCCACTCCAAGATACATCTCCCACGTTCCATCAAGCGTATTGGACCAAACTGCCCTAATTGTTACGCCCCAATGTTTTTCTCTGTCAAAATCGGTTAGTTGAAACGTAAAGAAGAGGCCATCTAGGGCGCCATTTCCGATTCTGCCATGAACAGAGCCATTTAATACAATAGTACTTTCGGTGCCTAATGTTGAGCCTACTGATGTAAACAACCCATTATCGTCAGTTTTTGTAAATTGACTTAAATCAACATCTGTCCAAGTTGTCAAGGGATCGTCGCTCAATACCCACTGGTCGCCCTCTAGAGTAAGTTTTGACATTTTATTGTATTCTCCAAATAAGTCTTAAGTATCTAAGCCATAATGAGCCAGCAATTGATATTGGATTTTTAGACCTGTTAGTGTCTGAGTATCTGTTGTGTTTTGATTACCAAAGCCTACCATTAAAAACTGAGCATCGCTCGACATAGCGTTAGCAGGGTCAGTGGAACGAACTTGTCCACCCCGGTCATCCCTAGCCTCATTCGCGACTTGTCCGACGGAGCCATCTTGTCGATCTGATTTATAATTAACTGCGCCCGCAAGATAGCGAGCATCAGTAACGCTCTGTTGGGTGTTAGGCGTGGCGCCATAGTCGTTTCCGCCCGCAACAGCGCTGGAATCCAATTGCGTTGAAAAGTAGACACCCCTATTGCTAGATGGGGATGCTTCGTTGCCCACTCCAAGATACATCTCCCACGTTCCAGTCAATGTATTGCCCCAAACTGCCCTAATCGCAACGGAGTAATGGATTGTACGAGAAAAACTAGTTAATTGAAGTGTAAAAAATAGACCGTCCATAGCAGAATCAATTCTGCCATGATTAGTGCCATCTAACACAAGGGTGCTTTCAACACCCAATGTTGTGCCTGCTGCCGTGAGAAGACTATTTGAGTCAGTTTTTGTGAATTGGCTTAAATCGGCAGTTATCCATGTGTTTGGAGGCTCATCTCCCACTACCCATTGCCCGTCAACTAATTTAAGTTTTCCCATTTTAATTCGTACTCAATATGTGATAAGAGTTTACGCCATTGGAAAATATCTCCACAGAGCCATGATTGGTGGTAATAAGTATCCCCGAGTTAGATCCATCTATACTTTCTGAACCAGACGGCTTAATTAAAATATTGTTTGTAGCGGCATATCCTTGAACGTCTTTAAAGCTGAGACGATATCCAGCGTCGTAAGAGTTTGCCGCCAATAGAGAGGCAGTTATAACACTACCAGAAGAGTTTATTGCTAAAATATCAGATGTGGCAGAAGCTGTAAAACTTGAACTGTGTATAGCTGCCGATGTTGCAGTGCCAACATTTGTTAGATTACTTCCATCACCATAAAGGAAACTGGCCGACACAAGTGAACTTGCTGTGACGTTTGTTACACTAATTGTGGCCGGAAGCCTAGCATTATCAAGCGTGCCGGCAGAAACGTTAGAAGCATTTAAGCTTGTTAGGTTTGCACCACCACCGTAAAAGTTAGAAGCAGAAATATTAATTGAAGCACTAATGTCGCCCGTAACGGTAAGTGTGTTGCTGCCAGAAGCCCATGTAAACTGAGCGTCTGAACCGAAAGCCCCATCTGCGTTATATTGAATTTGGGTATTTGAGCCCCCAGGCGTGCCGCCGCCAACACCCTCTAGATTGCTACCATCCCCATAAAAAGCTGATGCAGAAATATTAATTGAAGCACTAATGTCGCCCGTAACGGTAAGTGTGTTGCTGCCAGAAGCCCATGTAAAATCAGAGTCTGCGCCAAAAGCTCCATCAGCGTTATATTGAATTTGAGTATTTGAGCCCCCAGGCGTGCCGCCGCCAACACCCTCTAGATTGCTACCATCCCCATAAAAAGCTGATGCGGAAATATTAAGAGAGCTTGAAATGTGTGTGGCGTCAATAGTAGTAGTGGCTGTGGACAATGAATTGCCAATAATGCCTTGAGAGCCTGATAGCAGCACTGACGAGGTGATCGCAGAGCCAGAAACGATAAGTCTTTGCTGGCCGTTTGTTTTTAATGCGATAAAGTCATTTTCAAAATCAATTTGTACGTCGTTTGGGTCGCCCTCGTATTGGACATCCCCCATATGTTGGTTGCCTTTGTTGCTGTTATAGGCCATTTAATTTCTCCTGTCTATTATAAGTAGACTCAACTACCTTTGCTTCCAATAATCCACCAATTTTCTCCATCAGATTGGAGCGTTCTTGTGGAATAATTCATTTTTATGATACAGCTTTCGCCTAAGTCAATGGGGCCCTCTTCGCATGCAATTTCAACAACATTAGATGTGAGCTTATATTTATCTGTGTTTGTTTTTTTGATTATCAGCACCCTACCACGGTTGTTGATTGCGGCTGGTAAATTAACTTTCACTTTGTGATCCGCAGCATCACACAAGATTGTATAATCTTCTGAACAAATATCGTATATCGGCGTATTTATTTTTTTAATATTGTGGTGAACAGCACCCTCACACACAAGCTTTTGCTGAATTCTGCTGACGATTGATTTAGCTGTACCTTCTACATTCAATGTGTTTGTCGCGGAATCGTATGTCAGCAACTCAGAAGCGCCAAATTCTCTTGAAGACTTAAATTGTATCTGCCCTGTGCTGCCGGCAGCGTGCGGTACCTTTACATTGATGTAGTTGTCATAAAGATTTTTCAAACTTGTATTGAGCGACATCCCTCTTGATGTGTCCGAAACTAATAGTAGATCATTATCGGCAAGGTTTTGTCCGTGTACGTTGATCTTTTCAGACTTTGCCACATCAACTTGCAGCTTGTTATTCTTTATTGCAAGACCAGATTGCGAGCTAATGTTTAATTCAAGCTTATCTTCACACAGCAAGCCGGGACCAGCGCTAATTTGAAGGTGGCCGCGCACATTTGTCAGCCCAACCCCTGTTTTGATAAAATTTGCTGGAATGGTGCCGTTAAACTTATCAGCCGGAACGTCAGTGAGCAACCCAGCAGATGCCTGGATTGTGTCGGCTTTTATCTTTTTGGCATGCAAAACACCAGAATCATAAACTAAATCATGATGTGTGCGGGCTACTGCATTGCCCTCATATAACAATACACTATTTTTAGAGCCACCATTAATCTTTACAATTGCGACATCCTTCATGGTAGCACATGCGCTTTGTGCGTCGGTATCATAAAAAACGCTAGCACTTATTGTGTTTTTGAATATTTTAATGCCATCAATCTCTTGATCTCCGTGCTGATCAACTGAGCCGTCAATGGTTCCTTTTAGTATATTATATGCCATTTGTTTCCTCTACCTCATAAATAGGCAATTAATTTGTTTTATCTCTGATAATAAACGCGCCATAATTTGTATAAAATTCAGGATGGTATTCGAATCCGTACTCGTCAAGGATTCCAAACACTATTTTGCGCATTGCGTCTGAATCGCCGGTTATTATTTTTAATGGCCTCTCGTTCATTAAAACAAAATTTGTTACTTGAATCTCCACCCCGTGATGCTTGGTGCCGTGCAAATCTAATATCTTCATTATACTATAAATAGTACAAAAAAAAGATGCCCCCCACAAGGAGGGGCATCTAAATGTTTTGTCCTGTTGACTGCTAAGATAATCTTAGAAGATCTGCCAGGAACTGCTACCAATGTACATTAGTGAAATAGCAGCACCATTAGCTTCAAGCTCAAGGTCAGTAGCAACGCCATCAATAGTGGCGCCGTTACGTGCAACAGTGATCTTGTTGCCATCAAGGTTACCTGCCTTAACGCGAACGACACTGCCTGCATCTAGACCACCAGGGGCTGGTAGAGTCCAGGTGCGGTCAGCAGTCAATGTTGCGCTCTGGTAGTTGAAGCCTTCGATGAGAGTGGCATCATCATCACCAGTAGCAGAAACTGTTGAACCAGCAACGCTAAGCTTACCACCAGAAGCATCGACACCATCACCAGCCATGAAGGCAGCTAAGTTGTCAATAGTAATCTTGTGGCTACCATTGTCTGTGCTATCCTCGAAAGGCAAGAAGTCGCCAGAAGCAATAGACTCAGCAGTAAGTTCGTTGAGGTCAAGAGCTAGAACACCACTTGCAGCGCTGAGACCAGCACCAGCAAGACCGGTTGCAACATCATCGTGAAGCATAGAATCCTGAACAGCGTTAGCAGCAATGGTGAGAGCACCACCGTCAGCAACTGTAGCGTCACCGCTAACAACACCGAAGAAGTGATCGCGAAGACTATCAACGCCAACTCTCTTCAGCACGCCGCCATCAGAAATCAGCAACTCATCAGCGTCAACAATATCAGCGTGAGCCAACTCAGTCTGACCAGAGATAACGTTGTCGTTGAGCATTCCGCTTTCAACAGCATCGTTAGCAATTGTCAAAGCACCAGCATCGGAAGCGGTAGCATCACCACTCATAGCACTGTAGATGTACTTCTTCACGCGTGTTAGTGTGGACTTGCGGTTTGTACCGGTTGCACCATCATCAACAAGCAAGAGATCAGCATCGACCAGATCGGCACCGATATCGGTAGAACCGTCGAAGTCAAGCTTGTCGGCCTTAAGAGCACCGTCAACAACAGAAGCGTTGACAACTGCGTTAGCGGCTAGCTGATCGGCGCCGACTGCATCGTCTGCAATCATAGCCTGCTCAACAGCATCGTTAGCAATAGTGAGAGCACCACCATCGGCAACTGTAGCGTCACCGCTAACAACACCGAAGAAGTGATCACGAAGGCTATCAACGCCCACTCTCTTAACAGTACCAGCGTCAGAGATCATCAACTCATCGGCATCAGCGATGTCAGCGTGAGCCAACTCGTCTTGACCGGAGATGATGTCATCGTTAAGCATACCGTGGTGAACAGCAGCGGCAGCGATGGTGAGAGCACCACCAGAAGCGACGGTAGCGTCGCCACTAACAGCTGAGAAGAACAAGTCACGCACATCTGATGCAGCGTCTCTTTTCATGATTCCATCGGAATCCAAGAAATACATACCATCAGTGGCCACCATTGCAGCGTCAACAGCACCGTCAAAACGAACTGTACCACCAATTAACAAGTTACCAGAACCAGAAACCTGAGCAGCTGTAAGGTTTCGCGAAGCGTCCGCGAGAGTACTACCAGCGATCTTGAGCACACCAGAATCGGTAATGTCAACACTACCTTCTTGTTCTAGTGAGCCTGACATAACGGCAGCACCTAATTGAAATTTGTAAGCCATGTTTAAAAACCCTCCATATAATAGTTTTGTAATATAGCAAGGAGCCAGACGCACCTATCCAAATTAGTTCCAAATAGATACGACGGACTCGCTTATAATTAGCACATTAAATGTCTAAAAATTTTAGAAAATAAAGAATCTATCGGCGCCGTTTGAATAAAGCTGGATCGATGCGTAAGGTGACTCCAAAATTACCGTATTTTGACCATCAATTTCTTGCGATCCAGAGGCTGAAATCGTGATATTATTAGTGTTTGAAGCGCCGCCCTCGTCTTTAACAACATATGTCTGACCATCGCTAAGGGCGCCTGCACTGGGCAACTGAATGCTCACCGGTGCTTGTGAAGAGTTGACTCCTATATAGTAGTCCGACACAGAGGCTGTTAAGGACGCCGACGTATGTACTCTTCTTAATCTTAAACCGCCGTTTATATGCAACACATTGGAAGAAAAAGATAGATCG